CTTACCAGAAATGGGGCGATAAGTTACCCGAGGCAATCACGACGTCCTTATCGGTTAGTCCTGATAGGACGTTCTTTTTTCTTCATTGTGTGAAACCAAATACCGAAATTGATTTCGAAAGATTTGATTATAAAGGTATGGCGTATTCAAGTTATTACCTCTCTATGGAAGGCGGGAAGATAATTGAAGAAGGTGGATACAATACATTTCCGTACGCGATATCTCGCTATGAGCAAGCGCCTGGTGAAGTGTATGGTAGAAGTCCTGCCATGGATGTTCTCCCGGCAATTAAGACGCTTAACGAAGAGAAGAAAACGCTTCTTAAGCAAGGACACCGTGCGCTTGATCCGATTCTTCTTGTTCATGATGATGGTATCATTGATACTTTTTCGCTAAAGCCAGGGGCCTTAAATGCAGGCGGAGTTACGGCCGATGGTCGACCATTAGTTCAAGCGCTTCAAACTGGAAACATTATGGTCGGCAAGGATCTCATGGATGATGAGCGTGCCGTAATCAATGATGCTTTCTTAGTTACTTTGTTTCAGATCTTAACTGAAACGGGGGCAATGACGGCGACAGAAGTGTTAGAGCGTACACGTGAGAAAGGTATTTTGTTAGCTCCTACTTTAGGAAGACAACAATCAGAATATTTAGGCCCAATGATTGATAGAGAGATTGATATCCTTGCACGTCAAGGACTTCTTCCTCCTATGCCAGGCATACTAAAAGAAGCCGCCGGCGATTACAACGTACAGTACGACTCTCCACTATCCCGCGCTCAAAGAGCGGAAGAAGCAAGCGGATTAATGCGAACAGTAGAAACCGCACTTCAAGTCGTAAACGTCACTCAATCTATGGAAGCAATCGATCACTTCGATTGGGATACAATCATTCCAGAAATTTCAGCAATTCAAGGTGTTCCTCCAAGATGGATGAAGTCTGTGGATGATGTTCAAAAAATAAGAATGGCCAGAGCGCAAGCACAGCAACAAGCACAGCAAGCGCAAGCAATGCCAGGACAAGCAGCTATGGTTAATGCGGTAGCAAAAGCACAGGGAGCTTAGACTGAAAGATATCGTTGAAAAAGCAAAGTCTTATATTTTTAGAAGGCAGTACGCTTATCAAAGTACGTTTCAAAAAGAAAACCTTTTAGCAGAAGAGGTGCTTAAAGATTTGGCGGCATTTTGCCGTGCAGAGGAATCGACTTATCATCCCGATCCGAGAGCGCATGCAGTGCTAGAGGGAAGAAGGGAAGTCTTTTTAAGAATACAGAGTCATTTAAACCTTTCTTCCGAAGATTTGTGGAAGAAATATAGCAAAAAGGAATAGCCATGGAAGCCGCACAAGCGACAACTTCTAGCGCACCAGTAGCGCAAACCGAAACGGGAGCGCCTAACGCTCAACCCTTTACTCCTAGTACAGAAGCAACCGAGATCAAAGTTTCGGATTGGACTTCAAGTCTTAATGAGGAATTAAAAGGATACGCTCAAACAAAAGGATTTAAAGATCCTCAAACGGTTCTTGATTCTTATAGAGGCCTAGAGAAATTGATGGGCGCTCCAAAAGATAGACTTTTGAAACTTCCAGAAAAAGCAGATGCGCCGGAATGGAATGATATTTATGCAAAACTTGGGCGTCCTAATGATCCTAAAGAATATAAGTTTGAAGGCGTTGAGGGAGTTGATCCTAAGTTAGAAGGATGGGCCAGAGAGAATTTTCATAAGCTTGGTCTTAGTCAAAAACAAGGCGAATCACTTTTGAAAAGCTACCGCGAACTTGAAACGGTAGAATCGACTGCGCAAGCACAGAGCAAGCAAGTAGCTTTAAAGAACCAAGAAGATACGCTTAAAAAAGAATGGGGATCGGCATTTGACCAAAACATTCAAGTAGCGAAAAAAGCCGCTGCACAGTTTGGTTTTGATGGTAAGGCCATTGATAGTTTAGAGAATGCGATGGGCTATGATGGGGTGATGAAGTTTTTGCAAAATATCGGTTCCAAGATTGGGGAATCGAGTTTTGTTGGCCCTAATTCTCCTCAAGGTTTTGGAAATGTAATGACTCCCGCGCAGGCGAAATATGAAATCTCAGAATTGAAAAACGATAAAGGCTTTATCCAGAGATGGGCGAGTGGGGATAGAGAGGCCAAGTTGAGGTTTGAACAACTTCATAAATGGGCATCACCGGAATAGGGTTTACAAAAATTTTTTGAGAGATTAAGATATGATAGAATCAGTACGTCTTGAACTTATAAAGCTAGTTCATAGGCCTGACAAGCATCCGGATGAAAACATACAAGATGCTAGGAACTATGAAAAGTATATACTGGGGAAGGACGAAACTAAAGAAGAATCTAAAATTCCCGACAAGCAAAAGGGAATTTTAAGTTCGGAAAAAAGACGATAACCAGCGATGGCCGTCGGACAGTAGGAAAGACTACCTTTTAGCATTTACGGATAAATGCATGAAGGCCCTGAAAAGATAAGCCTCAAAATTGAAACGGTTATTATTAACTTTTTTTAAGGAGAGGCTTATGTCATTAAATCTGCCACAACACGCAGTAATTCAGTACGCAACATCGATCCAATTATTACTTCAGCAAAAAGGTTCTAAGTTACGTGGAAACGTAATGAGTGGATCTCATATCGGGAAGCAAGCTTCTCCGGTTGATCAGTACGCACAAGTTGCTATGCAATCTGTGTCTGGACAATTTAATGCAATGGGAAGAGTAGATGCGGCTTTAGATCGAAGATGGGTTTTCCCTTCTTCTTTCGATCTTCCTCAATTAATTGATTCTTACACAAAACTTACTCTATTAAATGATCCTTCATCTTCTTACGTGCAAAACGCTGTTTACGCAGCTGGCCGTCAGATGGATAGTTTAATTGTTGATTCATTTTTCGGTACTGCAAAAACAGGCGAAAGTGGTTCTACAAACACTACATTCCCAGCGGGTAACCAAGTAGCCGTGAACGAAGGTTCAACTGGTAACACTGGTTTAACAGTAGCGAAACTTCGTAAAGCAAAAAGATTGTTGATGGCCAATGAAGTAGATATCGAAAACGATCCAATCTACTGCGTTGTTACAGCTATTCAGCACGATAACCTTCTTGCAGAAGCTCAAGTTATTTCTACAGATTTTAACGACAAGCCAGTTTTGGTTGACGGAAAAATTAATCGATTCTTAGGAATCAATTTTATTCACTGTGAACTTCTTGGCGTTGATGGTTCTTCTTATAGAAGAATACCTGTGTTCGCGAAATCAGGAATGTACCTTGGCATTTGGGGGGACATCACAACTGATATTGCACAACGTAAAGATCTTCAAGGTCTTCCTTGGCAAGCATACGTCTATATGACGGCCGGAGCTACAAGACTTGAAGAAGATAAAGTTATGGAAATTAAGTGTGTCGAATAATTTTAACTAATTTTTAAGGAGAATATTTTATGGCATCAGAAGCCTTGAAATCAGGATCTATCACGAATCGTGATGCTACGCCGAAAGTTCTAAATAACTCAGCGGTAGTTGGCGGACAACTTGTAAGTGCAGTTGGAACATTAGAATTAACTGCTTCTTCAGATCCAGGATCAACTTACCGAATGTTTCAAATCCCAAGTAACGCTTTAGTTCATGAATTAAAGATTTACAGTGATGATGTAGGCGCGACAGGCGATATCGATGTCGGTCTTTACAAAAATACGGCCGATGGTGGCGCGGTTGTGGATGCGGATTTTTTCGCTTCAGCTTTAGACATTAACGCAGCGGCTTTAAACGGAGTAGACATTACTCATGAGTCAGGTGTTTTTGGTCTTGAAGATGCGGAAAAGCCTTTGTGGAGTGCGCTAGGTTTATCTAGTGATCCAGCTTTGATCTACGATGTAGTTTGTACGACTACAGAAGCAGCAGGCACAGGCGGTACTGTTACTCTAAAGTGTAAATACGTAATCTAATCTTAGGGGGGCCGAAAGGCCCCTTCTAGTTTAAGGAGAAACTAATGGCAACAAGAAGATATAAAGTTTCAGTAGGCGAAGGCGAATTCTCAGTAGTGGAAGAAGCTGGAGCGGCGGTTAACTCTGATATCGTGGAACTAACTGTAGAGCTTGCAGCTACAGCGGTTAATGAAAACGGATCAACACGAATTATTAAAAAATCAGAAGTGTTGGACTGTGTAGAAAAATTGAAAAATCATATTATTAAAGGTAACTGGCCACCAGCTTAATAAGTAAGGAGTTAAAAATGCCTTTGTATATATCAGAATACCACAGAT